TGCCTATTAACTTAATTAATGAGGTAACAATATGGCTCTTATAAAGACCGCCGCTAATACGCAAAAGCGTGGAGTAGAGACTCCTAGTGCTTCGTATTTGTCGCTTAAGCCCTTATGGAAGAAGGCTCGCGCTGTACTCCAAGGTGAAGCACATGCAAAGGCGCATGATGAATATGTAGAACACGACTACTCTAACTTACTATTACCATTTAGTCCTAGTATGACACAAGCACAATACGACTTCTACAAGTCTGAAGGAGAATTGCCGGGTTTAACTACTCAGTATGCTCGTGTTTTAATTAGTGCTTTATTGCGTAAACCTTCTACACTAACTTTGCCAGAAGAATTACCTGATGAGGTTAATGACTGGATTACAAAAGATATTACCCTTGATGGTGCATCTTTATTTAATTTTTTAGATGCCGCTATATGGGAAGAACTACAAACATCTCGTGCTTGGGTTTACATTGATAGACCTACTGTTTCTGATGTTGAGTTAGAGATGATGACACCCGAAGAGAGAATGATGATTTCCCCTTACCCGGTGCTAATCAAAGCAGAGAATGTTATTAACGTACAAGTTAAAACACACCCAGTTACTCGTGTTAAATCATTATCGCGTTGGACAACAAGGTACATCACAGAAGAATATTCGGAAGATAACCCTTGGCACCCTAACTACGTTGATACTGTTTGTGACCACTACCTTGATGAAGGTGGTTTATTAGTATTAGATTACTACAAAAAGTCTCACGGTTCACACGAAGTAGAATCGCTGAATGGTGTTATACAACAAGAATACGAAGATTCCGCTGATGGTGGATTCCAAAAATATAATACAGTTTATCCAATGAAGTTTGGTCAACGTTTAGATAGAATACCTGCTTTCCCGTTAAATGGACAGCTAGATCCTATTGAACCAGTACTAATGCCCTTGATAGACCGTGAAGTTGCTCTTTACAACAAAGTATCACGTCGTAACCACTTACTAATGGGTGCGGCCACTTATACACCTGTCGTACAATCAGATATGACTGATGAAGAGTTTGAAGAGCTAGTAGGTGCCGGTTTAGGTACTTGGCTACGCGTTCGAAAAGACGAGAGCATAACAGTATTAGAAACACCTACGGGCGCTTTATCTGACATGGATAGAGCAATTGAAGCCACAGTTCAAGAGATGGCTAAGATGGGTATTCGAATGTTATCTCCCGAGCAAGCCGCTTCGGGTGTTGCTTTAGAGATTCGTAATGCTTCTCAGACTGCACAATTAGGAACAATGAACGCTAAGATATCTGGCACTATGCAAGAGATACTAGCCTTTATGATTAACTGGAAATACGATACCGATTACACAGGTAACGATATTGAATTCCAACTGTCTGCCGACTTTGCCGCTACTGTAGGTGGAGAAGGTTCTATGCGTCTAGTTTCAGAGTGGTACCAAAGTGGTATTATTTCTAGAGACACGTTTATTAACATTGCTAAGTACAATGACTTCTTACCGGCTGACTATGACGATGATGAAGCGGTTCAAGCTATACAGACAGACCCTTTAACAAATACGCCTAGTGATGAAGACATTAATCTAGACGAAGAATAAAATTCTAAGGTCTCCCTTCGGGGAGGCCGCTAACATCCACGAATTATAGTAATGGAGAAGATGCTATGTCGATTAACGAAAAGATTTTTGACAGGATAGTTGACCATAGTGGCGACGTCCGTCTATATGAAAACGGGGTGCAAAAGGGAAACCGCACTATTATCCGTAAACACAGATTTAATTTAAGAAACCTTTTGAGAGGGGATATTAGAGCTAATGTGAAACCTGAAGTAACTAGGTTCGCTAAAGAACTCCAATCTCACAATACTAAGAGCTTGTCAGAGTTCTCCAACTCTCAAAAGGTTTTCCACAAGAACAACTTAGACGCTGAACTTAATAAGTTCTATCGAGTACAAAAGCCCAAGAACAAAGCTTTGGTTGCTGAAATAACCGGCCCACAAATAAAAGGCTCACGTACACTAAAAGGTAATATGAAGAATATTGCGGCGGGCGAGCTAGTAAGAATACAAACAAGAGTACGTGGTGGTTTAGCCAAAGGCTTAACTCAAGATGAGATTATCAAAGATGTTATGAAGACAACTAAGATAACAGAACACCAAGCTCGTACACTAACCAGAACATCTATTACAACTACACAAGTTAATGCTCTCAATCAAGTTATGGAAGCTAACAACGAAGTAGTTAAAGGTTATATGTTTACTGCTATACTAGATGGCAGAACCAGTGCTATATGTTCTTTTCACAATGGAAAAGTATATGATATCGATGACAGACGTTTTCAACCTCCATTACATTGGAACTGTCGTTCTACAATGGTTCCTGTTATTAAGAGTAAAGAAGAACTACAAGCAGTTCCTCCTAAAAACATTAAACCTAGAAATCTTAAAAAGATTAAAGGCACTCAGCTTACAGGTGAGCCGACTAGGATTAAGACCTACTCGGAATGGTTAAGAAGACAAGGTACAGACATACACATTAAATTACTAGGTGGTGAAAGACAGGCTAAGTTATTCCAAAGAGGAAAGCTAGAAGCTAAAGAATTTGTTTCACCTATTGGTAAAGCGTTGTCTATACGAGGTCTTATGCGTAGAGCTAATACAACAGTAAATAGACCTACAGCTAAGAATGAAAGTAAAGTAACACTCGAATTTAGCAACCCGAAAGAGTTAATGGGTTCTAAGTCACATACAGCGGCTTTAAGAGCGCACTTCAAGAATGATGCGGCAGAGAATGCTCAAGCATTAGCCTTGACTGATTTTAAAGGTAACTCCTTATCTCAGAAGCAAGGTAGTCGTAGAGCTTTTAAAAGCAATAGAGATGGTGCAGTATTTAATGCTGAAGGTGCTGATTACACTAGCGGTGCAGGAAGACATCTACAGATACAAGAGCCAGACATTCTAAAAGAACGTTTAGCTAAAGTAGCTGGTGCAGAAGGTCTAACTGACGAACAGAAGGTATACATTGAGAACTTTGTAAATAATTTAAGCAGAGATGTTTCTACTAATCAACGTTCAGTTATTACTGATGTTATGAGACAAACATTCGTTAGGTCAAACGCTAATGGAGAAGACTGGGGCAAACCTACTTCTGTATTTAGAAAGTTTACACTTAACGCAGTTCAAGACTTAGGTACTTTACAATTTAACCGTTCAGCTGATAGAGGAAAACTATTTGGTAATTTAACTGCTAAGATTGATGATGACCCTGCAGTATATATCTTTAATAAGAAATACACTATGAGTGAGTTAATTAATTCACAACAAGCAGACAACCGCTATATCGAACTATGGAGAGGTACTGAAGGTGCTAAGTTAGCTAAGAAAGCTTACTTTAACCGTAAGGCTCCTATAGCGGCTTATACACAACCCATTGTTAAGAAATACCCTAACAGGAAACAGCTTACTGATAAACTATTAGAAGCTATTCCCGGATACAAGACTAAACAGAAACTAAAGAAAGCCTTTGAAACAAAGCCACCTTCTGATTCTTGGATAACAACACAAATATCTAAAGCTAAAGCTTCGGCTCGTGAGTTCTTAGATGGTGAGTTCTTATTTATTAGAAATAGAAAGTCCGCAGAGGCACAGTTAAAAGATAAAACTATTAACGCTACTGCGAAGGCTATGTCTGCTATCGCTACTGCTGATGGCGCTGATTATGATATGTTGGCTATTAAGATTGGTCAAATGTTCGATGAAGAAATAGGAAGCTTAAATCCTTTCAGAGCTAAGACGTTAAAAGACTTCCACAAAGACGGTAGTCGTATTCTTAACTCTATCGAGAAACAAGGAATGATTAGTACTACAGTTATGCGTGATATTGGAACTTCTGCTCCTATTGACTTAGAAACAGGAAGACCAGTAACTAACAAAGCTTTAAGAGGTCTCAGTGTTACTCGTCAGGTTAGTATTATAAACGGACCAATGAGAAAGTTACAGATAGCTTCTGAAAAGGCTAGAACAGCTAGACGCTTTGGTTATGCGGACGATAAGAATAAAGTCTATGCGAGAGCAGGGAATAAAGAATTCTTTGATGCTCGTGGGCGTAGGACAGCAATGCCTGTAGTATCTGAAAAGGTTTATTCTACATATGATGTAAATCAGATTGACCGTGAAATGGCTAATATGATGAATCATGCTAACTCTGTTAAATATGAAATTGATAATGAGTTCTTCGACTTTACTGAACGACTAGTTTACTTTAATGATAAACGTGGTGAAGCTAAAAAGTGGGATGATTTAAATGAAATGAAGAAACTATTCATGTCCCGTGGTAATGATGCTCGTGGTACAATGGCTACTGCTAAATATTACCGTAAACGTGGAGAAGCTTTTTCAGTAGATGTTTCAGTTGATTTCCGAGGACGTGTTTATCATCGTGGTTTGCTTACACCCACTAAGGGTGAAGCTGTTAGGCCATTCTTAAATACTCAACGTGAAGTTCCTATTAATCCGGATGCTGTAGAAGAACTACAAATTCAGATTGGTGCTTTAGTTGGCAATCCTTTAGATACTTTGACTAACAAGGGTAGATTCCAAGCTTTTAAAGAACAAGAAAAGAACTTGTTAGAAATAGGCGAAGCTATACTTAACCCAACACAACCTGATAGAAGAATAAAAGAATTCTTATCTAATCCTTTAGTAGCTGTTACTGAGGATAAAGAAGTAGGTAAACTTGCTAGACTAGCTCTTGAGTACACACGTATTCATAGGCATATGGATGGTAAGATGTTCACTGATAAAACTAAGTGGAGTGCAGATGACATAGAGTTATTAGCACAGTATAAAACAAAGATGATGATAGAAAACGATGCTTCCTCTAGTGGAGCGCAGATTATATCTTTATCTACAGGTGACAGAGCTTCGGCTGAGTTGTCTAATGTTTTACAAACATCACAAAAGCAAAGACTCTATGATGAGATTGCTAAACGTACTGTTGACGACCCTGAATTCCTTGCTATACCTGAACTCGCAGAGCTAGACCTTAACTGGACTGACTTAATGAAGGCGGCAAAGAATCAAAACATGGTTGCTTTCTACGGTGCGGGGGATGCTACTAAAGCGGCTAACGTTGCTAATCAGTTTGCTAAAGTACTTGCTAAGAAAGGCAAACTTGCTATATCTACTAAAGAGGTTGACAAGTTCAAATCTGCTATCGATGCTAAAATAAGCTTTGAGATGGACAGAAAGAACTGGGCAAGAATAGACGAATTAAGAGATATAAAACAAAAAGTGGTGTTAGCCTCAAAAGAGGGTACATCAATCACCGACTCATTATATGAAACTGCTAAGTCAGAGTTCAGAGATGGTGTAAAGAATTCCGAGGACATGCACATGTTCTTAGCTAAGCTTACAGACGAAACGGGAGACCTTGTTGGTACTCGTTTGTTTGATAAGATATCTAAAATTATGTCACGTAAACTCGAAGAAGAGGTTCCTGTTACTGGAAAG